AAGAGCTTTGAGGGTTATATTTTTAACCTTTACCTCCTCGGCCGCCTGGGTTCTCTTTGCCTTGTTATAAAGCCTTTCATATCTATTGAAGACATCTTCCGCGAACTTCATGTTCCCAGGTTCTGTAGTCGCCGCGTACTCCGCACCCTTTTTCTGGATGTCGTCATAGTGGTTTACAATGTAGTCGGTTTGGCTCGGATGGGCCGGTCTGGATTTTTGCCCACCCATTCTCGCCGTCACATCGGAAACATACTCTGAGGTCAGCTTGAAACCGTCGCTAAAATCTTGTACCCACGGCGTCGGGCTTCCGGCCGGCGCTACGTTGCCAGGGCCGGAGAAATACGCGACCATCGCGCGCTGGACATCGCCATCGTATTGATCGGTGTAATATTGAAGAGCGCGCGCTCCGGCGGCCTTATTATCCGTCGGGTTGTGGATGTCCTCGCCGGCCTTGACAATACCAAGGTTCTTCCATGTTTCCCAAGTGTCTGGGGTAATCTGCATACCACCTACGGCACCGGCGGGAGATACGACCGCATTGGCACCGGAGTCAGACTCTTGGGCATATATTGCTTCGGCCAATGACAGTTTTGAGTTATATCTCTTCACCTCGGCCGGAGACGATACGACCTTGTAGTAATCCCTCATCGCGTCATCCATGATGGTATTGACAACGCCGCTTGCTTTCGCTTCCTGCACTCTGGGTATCAGGTATGCTTCAAGCTGGACTTGCGCCGGCCCAGGGATGCTTTCTTTCGTTTCCTTGTATATCTCATAAGCCTTCTCTGGCCCGTGCATCTCGGAAAGGGTGCTGAAGCGATTGAGTTGCGCGTCACCCGTGTACTTCTCCAGCTCGCGTGCCAGCTCGTCTCTCGCCGTGTCACCTTCTGGAGTCTTGAGAAACTCGACCATAGCAGTCTCTGGGTTGAACTGCGTACCAGGCATGTCGCGGAATTTATTATTGAGGCTGGCACCCATGTTGCCAAGAGTTCTGCCCATCTCAACGTCGCTGTTGGCAACGTCTGGATTGCCCGCGTTCAGTGCGTAATAGTCCGCGCCGGCCAGGTTCGTCTGGTAGTTGGCTTCACGCACCTGTGACGCAGCATGGGAGTGGCCGGAGTTGATCGAATGCACTTCGTCTTGTCCGGTCAGCCCTTCGTAAGCCATTGCGGCCTGGTTTGGTAGGCCGGCTTTCAGGTCGGCGCGGAGCTTTGTCAGAGACTGCACATATTCAGGAACATACTGCGCCGCCCCAAGACCTTTTTTCGAAAGCATCGTCTCTCTGATCTTGCCGGCTTCGATCGCATAAGTTTGTGCGCGTTCGTTGGCCAGTGTGGAATTTATCATCCCCTGATATTTCTCGGCATAGTCCATCGCCTTTTGCCCCAGGTCGCGGTGCACCATGCCTTCTTGCTGGCGCGCCTCCGCCACCTGCGCCCCAAAGGTATCTGGGTTCGCGCGCACGTCGTAGGGTCTTGCGCCGCTGGTCTGTGTGGGGCGCTCAGAGGGTACACTGCCGAATGTGCCGTAAATTTCTGCCATGTTTAGCTCATTCTCTGTGTGTAACTGCTTCCACCGCCGCCGCTACTGCCCCCGCCGCCGGTTGTTTCTGGCTTGTTGATGCTGTTCTTCAGCATGTAATCGCTGAAGCTGGCACCGGCCTGTCCAATTCCACTCAGCATCGTCGAGCGAGCCCTGATATTACCAGCCTGACTGGCATACACCGCCTGGTTTCTGAGGTTGCCGCCGGAGGCTTTGTAATCTGCGGCATCCGTCTGGAAGCCATAAGCCTCCTTCGCCGCGTTCGAACGGATGGTCAGTGCCTCAAACATTCCTTTTGCGGATTCACTGGCTCTGACGTTCGCGGCAGACTGGGATGTTATGTCCACGCCCGACGCAGCTTGCTCGGCCTTCAGGCCAGCCACCCCTGCCGCCGTCTCCATGCCCTTCATGCCCACGGCAACCTCTCCCGCGTGCCCTGCGTAGGTCGCGTTCTGGAGGGCTATCTTGGCGTTGGCATCAGCCACGCTCGCATTAAAAAGGTCTGCGCTGGCCGCTGCGTTGCCGGCGGCACGATCTCCTCTGGCCGAGATCATCGAGCCGGCGATGGTCGAAACCATTCCAGCCCCCTGAGAGATTGCTCCCTGATTTTTGCCTAAAGCATCAAGACACATTAACCACCCCTATCTAGCGAGAATTGCCGAAATAAAGCTCCGGAAAAATCTTCTGGCTCACCGATCGTAAATCCCACAAGCCTTAACATGCGAATTGAATCTGTGTTCCCACAAAATACATAATTTTCAAGCCTTTTGAATGTCTGCAACATAAATGCGGCTCTCTGCTTATACATTCTAGCAAATTTCAATACAGAAATCCTGTTTATTTCAGCGGTTGTGACCAACCACGGATGCGCGATCTGATCTTTCCCCTCACGGTGGCCCCATATAGCCGCCACGCGATCATCCAAAAGCGCGGTATATACTTCCTGGCTGTTACGCACTGACGAGGCGATGGCGTAAGATGGGCGCAGCCGTGTGGCTGCAATTTCCGCAATGTCGCCTGGTTTCAGGTTGCGCCGCAGTTCCAACAAGTGCCACCCCTCTACTGGTATTATTTTTATATCATCCGTCATTTGTCTGTATCCCCAGGAGTGAATTCGGCTATCACAGCCAGCACGTTCGCCGGCATCGGATAAATTTGTTGCAGCGCCACCTGGCCCTCAACCGCCCAATTCAGAGGCACGTTGATGTCGTGATCGCCGGTGAACAGCGGGATAGCAGAACCAGCGTTGATCAGGGCATTGCGCTCCTTGATCTCTTTCATGTTTTGCCATACCGGCACAGACCCATTCGGGAGTGTGGACTGGTCAATCTGGTTGGTGCCCACCTGAAGACCGCGCGTTTTCTCAACCCTGACCACGACCGCATTGATGTTCTTGCGCGCCCCCTGAATTGTCATCGGCATCTCCGGATCGAGATATGGCGTCTGAAGTTGGCAGATATACGGCAGCCCGATCGTGATAGACGAGTACGCGCGCGGCAGAGTGACGATACCGTTGGTCACGATCTGGTTAGGCAGCACGCTGCCGTCAGCAACGATAGCCGCGCTTTTTCCCTCAATGTGATTTAATCCACGGACAGAAGACACCGGCGCTGTCATGCTCCATGTATTCGGAATTGCAGGTATTGGGATGTTGTCCGGATCATCCGTTAGCGTCGCGGTAATCTCTTCGATAATATTTGCAACAACCTGAGTTGGCGACACATAAGACGTGACGATGGCCTTGCCGCTCCCAGATGGGGCAACGCCGGTGTTTTGATCGGTAAAATTGTTATTCCCGATACGGATCACACTACCGACATCTCCGGCAACGAACACCGCGCTGGACGCGAAGAAGTCAACGTTATTGGTGATGACCGCCTGGGCCACAGCTCCGCTGCCGGTTGTGTCGGTAATGACAAGCTGCACGCTCCCTGGCACATAATCCTGCCCCTCTGTCAGCACGTTAATCGCAGTGATAATGCCAGAGGAGACAACAGCAGAGAATGTCGCGCCGGTTCCATCTCCGTTCGGGTCTGTGGCCGTCACTGTGGGCGCGGTATAACCCGTGCCGCCACTGATCAAGGTTACGCTTGAAATGTTATTTGTGCCGTTGGCTGCGTCCGGCGTCAATGTTGCATTGGGAAATGTTAAGGGGTACGAAAGGCCAGAGTCCACACAGAAGCTATCTTCTGCCGTCTTCCAGTTCCTGTTGTCCATGCGCTCTGAATAGTATAGCCATTGCCCGTTGACGTATCTTTTCACGATTAGATAAACCGCGTCGATCGGCGGCTCCACGATCGAACACACGCCGACATAAGAGCCGTTCGTGTCGTGACGGGCCAGGCCATAAATGTCCTGCTCTTTCAGGTATGTCAGAGAGAGCATCGCGCCGTCGTTGCGCACCATCCAGACAACCTTTGCCGGCTCTTCTGCCCATGCCCACTGCTTGAGCTGGTAATAATCAAACAGGTGGTTGGCAAAGATAGTTTTATCTTCGCCGGTGTAAACGTCCATATAGAAGTTGTACGCGAGCGAGCGCACAATGCTGCCCTTCGACTGCACGTACATAATGTCGTAGTTGATCAGGATCGGTGGCATGGTCGCATTGCATCCGTTATAGGCTTCCGCCGTCACCTGCTGGGATGATGGCGTCAGTGCCTGGGCTGCGGCACCGCCGTTCAGCAGCCATGCACCATTGCCGGTCAGGATGACCAGCCCCTTCGGCATAGGCTGCATAAACTGGATGCCGTTGATCTGTTGTGCCCAAGGAGCGCCGATTACCGCATCGTCGTCCAGAGACGGGGTTGATGCGTCAAAATTTCCGAATGAACCAGGCTGACTGAAAAAGTACGTGTCCGGCTGGTTCAGGGTGTTGGCATATCCACGGCGCTGCTGGAAATAGGCAACGACGCTTGGGTACGTGCCATCAGCTTCTCCGAATTCAAGATCGGCCGTGGCAACGCCGGAAGACCCGCCCAGCAGAGTTCCACTGCTGATTACGCCGGCATATGTGCCAGCGGCAAGGGTGTAGGCGTTACCGGCAGCCCCGAAGGTGCCGTAAAGGATATTCAGCACCAGGCCAGTGCGGCTGTATGTGGCTACGTTTATACTGCCGTTGCCCGATGCGTTCAGGCCGGTGACGAGACTGTTCAGCGTATCGGTCACTGTCGCGCCGATCTGCGTCTGGTTGCCGACAGGGGCAGCGGTCACGAACGTCCATGTGACGCCGTTCAGGATAATGGTTCTGTTATTCAGCGGGTTTGTCGTGAAGGTGTATGTTCCATTCGCCTTTGTTTGAATCAGGATCGTGTCGCCCGTGGCATATCCCGTGCCGCCATTCTCAATCACAAAGGACGTAAAGGCACCGTTGGTCACGATCGGCGTACCGGCGAAGCCAACGCCCAGCGCGGTCGTAACGATGAAGCCAATACCGGCTTGAACAAAGTTTGCCCCACCGGCCGTCACCGTGACCGCTGTGATAGCGCCGCGCGCGAACGGGTCGCTATGCAGGGGCGGTGTGGTCGTGAAGTCGGCAGTGATGTTCGTGTCGGTGAAAGAGGTGCCAAAGCACGATCCGGCAAAGCCATACGATGTGCCAGCGGGAACCTGCGCCTGGAAGGCCGGCACGGCTTTATACACGTTGTAGCTGGACGCGCCGGCAACAGGGCTCCATGTTATTGTGTTCGACCCCGCGTTGATAGAGATGTCGTTGTTCTGGATGCTGACTGGGATTGAGGCGATGCTCTCATCACCGGTCGTGCTATCGACGGCCGTGACGACGTAGCTATAAAATGTTGAAAGAGTCGTTGAGCTTTGGGCCGTCGCGGCAACGTTTGTCGGCGCTGAAATAGACGACGCAAAGCTGGTCTGTGTGAAAACCCAGTTTGTCAGGCCGTTGCGCACCAGTTCATAAGAGGGGTACTCTGTCTGTGTTTGCTGGTTAACGCACGTCAGCGACATTGTGTCGGCCGATTGTGTGAATTTCAGGTATGGAAGATCAACAGCAGCATACGGCGCTACTGTGGTGTAAACCCTCTTCACCGTGCCGCCGGACGTATAGACGCCGAAAGACGTTGTGTCCACAACGCTGCCGAACATGTCCGTCAGCTCGAAGGTGTTGACCGTGCTGTTCGTAACGATCCATGCCAGCCCGTTAAGCTGCACCATGCCGCCGATGCCGGATGCGAATACCCAGTCTCCGTTCGCGTAGCCGTGCGCCGGAGCCGTTACCACGCCAGGGTTTGCGTTCGTGATCGCGGTAATGGACACAGCGCCCTCAAGGATATATGCGCCATTCGACTTGATGCGCATATATTGATCGCCAAATTCGAGAGCATACCCCTGACTGATATTAAACTGGAACTGAATGTCTCTCGGCGGTGCGCCCGTACCAGGCTGTTTGCAGGTGCCTATGTAGGCCCCGCCGGCGCGAGAGGATGCCCCGCCACGGTAGTTGACGTAGAAATTGCGCATCGTAGACGCGCCGCTGTGGTATTTTTTAAGGTCTGTGCGCCCGAAGAGAGAGGGGCTGATCTCTCCGGTGGCAAATGAATTTTGGATCGTTGTGCTCTGCGTCATCTGTTACCCCGTAGGCCATATCATTCCACCATAGCCATACATGGTCAGGGCATTGCGCTCATTCCAGCCAACGCCACCGCCGCTTCTTCGTGCGTTGATCCAGTCCGCTTGCCTGTTTTGAGATGTAACGCCTTCGTTCCCGTCGCGCGAGCGCGCCTGGGCAATCAGGGCTTCTGCCGCTTTTACGGAGCGATCCATCAACGGCAGGTTCAGCGACAGCGCCGGCACAAGATATGCGGCGAGAGACGCGACCATCGCGGCCTGGAATAAGCTATCCCATGTCACGGGGTTCGGCTGGTTAATGGTGTACACAACCTGGGCCTGGCTTTGGTTGGTCAGGATGACGGCGAGCGGGTTGCTTTGCGCATCTTTCGAATAGGCGACCTCGAATTGAATTTGCCCCATGCCGTAGAATGTGGCGCTGGCTGTTAGGCTGGCCGTGGTCTGCGGGGTGCTGCCGCTGCCGTTATCTTCGAATGTCGGCAGAAGGTATCTGACCTGCAAACTATCACTCGGCACCGAGTACATATACAGATACGGGGTGGGCGGCAGGGGGAGCGTGGTGCCGTCTTCGTTCTCCGGCGTGCCGGCCGCTGCCGCGAGCAACGTAAGCGTGGCTTGCTGTCTCAGGCAATTCCAGTTGGCAGAGCGCGCGAGAGATTCAAAGGTTGGGGCGAACAGCGTATTGATCGCGTTCGCTTCCGTTGAATTTTCGTTAAAAGAGCCAATTTGGGCACGGGCCCCGATGCTCAGTAAGGATCTGTTCGCTATAGAAACTTGGGCCGCACTGGTCATTTGCCACCCCTATTATTTTTTATACGGGTTTTTAACCGCGCGAGGAGCCTCAGATTCTTCGTATTCTGTTTCTGTGGCCAGGTGGGTGATCTGTATTTCCACGCGGCTATTAACGCCTTCGGTAGTTTCGTTTTTTGATACGCTCGTCACTTTTGCAAGGCAGCGCATATCAATCACATCCCCGACCTCGAAGCCGTCTTCCAGATCCATCTTCTCCAGGTCTTCCTGGTTGAGATGGATACAAAGACCATACGGGTAAATTGGCTGCTCTGGCGTCGCTGGATAGGCCGAGCCGGAGATCTTCGCCATCTCCGCTGGCTTTCTCGCCATGTCAACGAAAGAATCCATCTACGCCTCCTTTAGAGGATGACGTAATTGTATGTCGAGGTGTCGGCAGCGGTCGCTGTGACATCAAAGCTGACGCCAGGTACGATAGCAACAACGGTCGGGTGCGCGCCCTGCGCACCGCCTACGGTGTTGAGAGAAATCGCCACGACGCTCGTTGCGGTAATGGCTGCGTTCGCCTCAGTCACTGGGGCCGCGCCGGTTGCGATGAACGTGCCGCGTGTAAGGCCGGCACCGGTAGCGAGGTCCGCGATGTCCTGTGTCGTCGTTTGGCCGGTGGCCGCAGCCGGAAGGCCGTTTGCCTGAACAGGAAGAACCTGTAGGACTTCTGTGCCGTCGAGTACAATATTTGCCATTTTGTATTACTCCCTTTTAAGTTGCTGGTGTGGCTACAGCAGCCGTGGCTGTTGCAGTCGCCGTTTCTGGTGTGAACTCTTCTTGCTCTTGTTCGTGCTTCTGGGCCAGCTCAAGAAGCTCTTTCTCATGCTTCTGCTTGAGCACAAGGGACTTCTTGGCCTTTTCAGACAATGACGGGTCGGCAAGGGCCTCTGCCGCAGACTTCGCCCCACGCTGGACAACCTTGTTTCCGTGCTCGTCGGAGACGATGCGGGGGCTGCCAGAATACATTTTGTCAGATCTTTTGGACACGGCGTTCCTTACTTATACATTTTGTCGCGCAAGGGTTTTTTCTTTTCCTTGGCTACGGCTTTTTTGACCAGTTTCTTTTTCTTGTCTTCGGCCATTGTTAATCCAAACCAACCGTCTCGCCCTTACCAATCGCAGCCCTTGTCTTCGGCTCGCTCAAAAGCGGCGCGGCAACGGAGCCGGTCACGCTGACCTCTTCGATGCTGTCCAGTTTTTTCTTGGCACCCATCAGCGGGATCTGTTTTTTGCCGCTCAGAACCTCGAAGCCCTTGCTTTCTTGCTTGGCCAGGTCGTAGCTGTTCGAGTGTGCGTCAGCGAGGCTCGTCCATGCTTTGCCGGTTTTCTCGGCAACTTCGCGGCCAGCCTTGTCCAGCTTCTTCAGAAACGCCGTGTACTTCTCCTGGGCGAGCGCATTCAGCGGCTCCATCTCCAGGTTCGGCTCATCTTTCCATGCGATGACCGCGCCTTCTTCATACAGGTTGTCATCCGGCCCGAAGAATTTGCCCTGTTTGATACGATAAACGGGGCGGTCTTGCGGAATAACGATCTGGGCCTGGGGCTGCGGAGCAATCGGGGATAGACGAACCATTGATAAAACCTTTCTTGTTGTGGAGGAAGTGGAGGTGGGATTTTACCCCACCTCCGTATTTCCTTAGACAGCTACGAAGTTCGCAGGATACTGAACGTTCGTCTGCGTCGGTGCGTTGAGCAGGATAGCTCCTGTCAGCGTGCCGGCAGTCATCGGGCCTGTCGCAACAACATAGTTGAAGCGATAGAAACGAGGCAGATCCTGTCCGATTGTCAGCGGAGGGATCGGCATTTGAAGGTTCGCACCCGCAACCAGAAGAGCAACGGCAATAGCCGAAGTCTCCGAGATCGTGACATACGCGCCAGGAGAACCAGCGCCGTTATCAACGGCAGCCTGGAGCTGGATCTGGAGCGTAGCCGCGCCGGCAGCAGTGAAGGTCGTTCCAACCGTGAAGTATGCGGTCGGGCGAGCTGCGCTGTCACCGAGGCCGATGTCAACACCAGCAAGACCGGTCGTACCGAAAATCATATTCGGGACGTTGCCGGCACCTGCGCCAGTGACATCGTACAGGCTTGTTGACGCGGCAGTAACCGTAATGGCCTGTGCGTCAGAAAGTTTTAGTGCTTGATCAAGAAACATTTTCGTTCTCCTTATACGATGCGTGCTTCAGTGTTGGTCAGGGCGTCAACCAGACGGATAGGGATCTGGCGGAATTCCAGGACAGGCTCACCTGCGTACTCTTTTGGAGTCAGCAGAACGTTCTTGTCGCGGATCGCCTGGATGTCCATCGATTCGCGGCCAGTACGGTTCACGTACCAAGCTGGGTTGATACCAGGCATAGGATCGCCAGGTGCATCAACTTCCGTGATACCAGAAGCCCTACGTGAGCTCGTCGGCAGTTTTACCACCGCGCGAGACATCAGAGAGAACAGGTCGGGAGCGGCAGCGCCGAACAGACCAGCCGTTGTGGTATCAACGTTTGCGATGCGAACGTTGTACTTCCAGTTTTTCACAGCCAGACCGATTTTCCATGCGAAGTATGAGGTGTAGCCTTCGAAGCGATGGCCACTGGCGTCATACAGGGGAACAACGTCGCCCTTGTCTTCGTACTGAAGACCGGCTTGCGAGCCTTTCGGGAAGATCCCAAAGGTCGTGTTGTCGCCCCAGCCGACCAGCCAGATAGACAGGTTCGAGCTCCCCGTACCGCCGGCATCCATGACGTTAGCAGCAGAAAGTGCCGTCGCCGTGTTTACCGTGTTGTAGTACGGAGCGAAGCCCGTGAACTGTTGCGGGTTGGTAGCTTCGTTGCTGTAGAAGATAGCCGAAGCAACTTGCTGCGACATACCTTCGATGTGCTCCTGATCCTGGTTCCAGCGGAACTTGCCGATGTCACCGTTCAGGTTGGCTTCAGACTTGTCAACCATGCTGTAGTCAACCAGCTCGCCAATGGCGAATTGGTATTGCGCGTGCAGCGGCTTCGTAGACGCGACACCTTGGTTGTTCGCGCGCCATGTACCTTGCGGTAGGCCGACGTTCGCGGTGATCTTGTGACCGAGCGGCAGGTTGCCCTCTTGCCAGATCATGTCTTTCAGTACGTCGTTGGCTTGAGCGAGCAGATGCGCGATGTCCGCGATCGTGCCGTCAGGATTGGTCATCCTTGCCCAATCAACGAGGTTTGGAAGAATATTTGCCATTTAAAGTCTCCTTAACTCATTTTTCCGTAGCGTTTCTCAACCTTGCTCTTTTGAGCAGTGCTGAGGTTCTGAGCCGGCACGGGGCTACCTTCCAGCGTCATGCTCTTCTGCGCCTTGGCGAGAAGACGAATCATGGCAGGGTGGTTTCCAACGCCGGTCGTTTGCATTAAATCACGGAATTCTTTTTGCTGTTCAGGTGTCCCAGCATGTTGAGAAATGAAATTTCTCGCGGCTTCCTTCGATGTCTCTTGTTGGTTGCCGCCTATTTCTGGGTCTTTTTCGAAGGCAGTCAACCAGTCGGTCTTCTGCTTCTCAAAGGCATTCAGATAAAATTCATTCTGTCTTTGCAGGACGCTTTTAACTTCAGCAATATGTCTGTCTACCAGCTTCTGACCTGTTTCCTGCACTTTGGTATGATCACCTTTTGCAAGCTCCATTTCAGCAAGTAGTCCAGTGAATTCACCGAGTTTCGCATCGTCAACGGTAAAACCGTCTTCCAATTTGAAAGCCTCGTAGGTAGGCTGCGGAGCCGGATCTGCGGACTGGCTGCCATCTTCCTTCTTTTGTTCGCCGTCTTTCGGCGCTTCATCTTTTTTATCTTCGGGTTTCGCTGCCTCTGCTGGCGCGGCCTCTTTGTTCGCGGCAGCAGGAGTCTCTGCCGGAGCGTCTGTCTTCGCAGTCGGCTCGACGGAAAGGAGCGTTTCTGCCTGTTTCGTTTGGGCAGGTGACGCTGCTGTTTCCGTCGCGTTTGGAGCCGAGGCGGGTGAGGTAGGCGGGGTTACAGGCGCGGGAGCTGGGTTTTCTGATGGCGTGGCTGCGGCCGCAGGGGCTGCGGCGGGGGCTGCTGCTTGGGTTGCCGCAGGGTTTTGCGGCGCAGGAATTGGTTCGTCAGCCATTTATTGTCTCTTTGCGAGCTTCTTGTCTTATGGCCTCTAAGCTGGGCCTTTCGAGAATCATCTCATATGTGGGGTAATTCGTAAAGGGGTTATTTTTGTTATTCATATTTGTGCGGTGATTATCTGTGTTATTTGCCGCAAAAATGTCCGGATTGTAGTGCGCTCTCAAGCGTACATTATGGCGGTTAATATGCCCCCAAGCATCGTTACGATGTCCGGCAGAATGTCCGGAATGGGGATCGGGGGGCTGGGGTCGAACCAGCGTCTTCTGGTTCAAAGCCAGAGATCCTGCCTTTAGACGATCCTCGAACAAAGTGGTATCCACCGGATTTTTCGATTTCTGGCAGAAGTGGGTTGCCGGACGGGTAATGCTCCCGCTTATAGAGGCTCACAACCTCCCGCATTACTTTTATGCTACCGGCAAACTTGGCCTACGCCGTGAGAATCGAACTCACTTTTAACGGGTTTGGAATCCGCAGCACGCCACTGTACCAGACGTAGAATTGGTCGGAATGGAGGAAGTCGAATCCCCGTACTCTTGTTCCCAAAACAAGCGCCTGACCGCTAGGCTACATTCCGTTAACTGGTGGGCGAGGAGGGGGTCGAACCCTCAAACTCCTGATTCTAAGTCAGGCACCTTTTCCAATTTGGCCACTCGCCCGTACCTGTGGTTGGAGTCGAACCAACGCTTTCACGTATTTTGAGTACGCCGCCTCTTCCGCTGGGCTACACAGGCTTAAAAAATTTCTCCCTTCTCATAACAAAAAACCCGCCTGTTGAGGGGCGGGTTATAACATCGGTTATATTTTACCTGTTACATGCGCCCAAATACCATCAGCCCCAGGAGGGGCTGCGGTTGATGTGGCCATGTCTGTAACAAATTCGTTTTCATTGTTCTGATGATTTCATGATTCGGCAGAGAAGGCAAGGATAAAGTGGCGCGACCGGTACGATTTGAACGTACAGCCTACGGGTTAGAAATCCGTTGCTCTGATCCGGTTGAGCTACGGTCGCATGGTGCGTGAGGATGGAGTCGAACCACCACAGCCAGAAGACGGGGCGTTTACAGCGCCTGGGGCTCGCCAGTGCCCAGCTCACGCAATCTCGTTATCTCATCGGCCGCTTCTTCCAGCAGATTAGA